GCTCAAAATGGAGGAGCTTCTCATTCATCATTCTTGAGGGAGTATTGCGCTCAATTTACTGATGGGTCAGATTCTTATTACAGTGCGAAAAAAATGCATCTGTGTACCATACCCGATGGTGAAAGCCCGACGACAAAAATAGTTGGAGACAAAGACAAGAAGTATATTCTAGGGATTGACCCATCATTTTCAAATAGCCCTAGCTCTGACTATTTTGCCATGTCTCTTTTAGAGCTAGATGACGAAACAAGTTCTGGCACTTTAGTGCATAGCTACGCCGTGGCGGGTGGAAATCTTAAAGATCATATTAAGTATCTTTACCATTTGATGTCTAACTTTAACATACAATTAATATGCATTGATAATGCAGGGTATCAATTTATAGACGGCGCAAATGAATCAGAGCATTTTAGGAAAGACGGCATCAAAATAAACTTTATGAATTTTGACAGTAATAAGGAGGGAGTTGACTATCAAAAAGAAATACGCAAATTTAAAAGAGAGCACAACCAAGATTCAGGATATATTTGCTTTAAGCAGGTCTTTACAAGCGAGTGGTTGAGAAAAGCTAACGAGTATCTACAAAGCAATATAGATCACAAAAGAATATGGTTTGGTTCTAAAACCGTCGCAAACACTACAGCATTCAACAAGTATTCTTCGGCTGGCGTAGATTTGAAATTAGTTAACGAAAATAACATTTTAGATTTTATTGAGACTCAGGATTCTTTAATACATCAAACAAAAAAGCAATGCGCCTTAGTTGAAGTTAAATCCACCGCTAAAGGCAATCAAACTTTTGACTTGCCCCAACATTTAAAAAGAAGTACATCTGCTCTCAGGGCGAGAAAAGATAATTACACGACACTTATGCTCGCTAATTGGGCGACCAAATGTTATTATGACTCGAAAACCGTAAAAGAAGAACAAGTTCAATCAACTTTTACTCCAATTGTCATAAAATAATGTGTAATTCTAATAGAAATCATGCCAAGACCACGCAAAAAACCTGAAAATCCTGATACGGAGCCTTTAATGGCGGGAATGGAAGAGTCCCTTGCCTATTCTAAAGCGGCAAAAACTACCAGAACCCGCAGAAACGCTTCTTCGTACATAGAGAGAACTGACAGGTTCAGGAATATAGATGAGGGTCTAACTCCATTTAGGTACAGTCAGTCTGGCGATTATGGCAGCACGAGAAATATTAATGTTAGAGACGTAGTTATACTATGTCAAAAGGCTTATTATAATTTCGCTGTTTTTAGGAATGTTATTGACCTAATGACCGAGTTCTCAATCTCGGACATTTACTTATCTGGAGGAACAAAAAAGTCTAGAGATTTCTTTAGCGCCCTGTTTGAGAAGTTTGATATAGAAGATCTACAAGATAAATTTTTCAGAGAATATTTTAGATCTGGGAATGTATTCATACATAGATTTGACAATAAAATAAGAAAAGCCGACGTAATTAAAATTGCTAGATCTTTTGGCTTAAACAAGGGCTTTGCCACTTCGCTGGCTGAAGATGGGAGCGTAATCTTACCGTCTCGATACATCATTTTAAACCCAGCAGATATTCAAGCAGGGGGAAATATATCTTTCGCAAAATCTAAATTTTACAAGAACTTAAGCGACTACGAGCTTGAAAGATTAAGGCATCCAAAGACAGCGGAAGATGAGGAGGTTTTAAGAGCTCTTCCAGCAGACAAGCGCAAAGAGGTTTTAGACAAGAAAAATAATCATGTCCAAATAGAACTTAATCCAGAAAAAACATCAGCCGTTTTTTACAAGAAGCAAGACTACGAACCACTAGCGGTTCCGATGGGCTTCCCGGTTTTAGAATCTATAAACGCAAAGGCTGAGATGCGTAAGATGGATATGGCTATATCCAGAACTACACATCAAGCTATTTTATTAGTTACGATGGGTGCAGAGCCTGAAAAAGGCGGAGTAAATCAAAAGAACTTGGAAGCTATGCAAAAGCTTTTCGAGAATGAATCTGTAGGCAGGGTTCTTATTTCTGATTATACTACTGATGCAAAATTTGTAATTCCTGATATTGCTAGTCTTTTAGACCCTAAAAAGTATGAAGTAATAGACAGAGACATAAACGAGGGTCTTAACAATGTTTTAGTGGGCGGCGAAAAATTCGCTAATCAACAAACAAAGGTAGAGGTCTTCATGGCTAGATTAAAACAAGCTCGTGAGGCTTTTGTTAATAAGTTCCTGAAGCCTGAAGTCAAAAGGATTTCTAAATCTTTAGGGTTTAAGTCTTACCCAAATCCAGTATTCGAAGACATCCCGTTAAAGAATAATTATAATACTCACAGAATCTATAGCAGACTCATGGAACTTGGTATTCTGACTCCAGAAGAGGGGTTTGAGGCTATCCAAAATAATAAATTGCCCGATAATGAATCCTCCTTAGAGTCTCAGAAAAAATTCAAAGAGCTAAGGAATAAAGGTTATTACGAGCCTCTAATTGGAGGTAAAGGCGCTGGAGCCCCCAAAGGTGAAGATAAGAATGGCAGACCTCCAGACATAAGCACTGAGCAGCCAAATAGGCAACAGGGTAAAATTGGAGAAAGACAATCTCGCGCAAATTACAGCCTGAAAAATATAAAAGATAATATGGTTCTTGCTTCTAGACTTGTAGAGAAAGTGAAAGATCAAGTTAAGAAACTTCACAAGATCGAAAAGCTAGACGAGAAACAAAATGAGGTGGCAGAGGAAATCTGCGAAATCATTATCGCTAATGAAAAGTCTGAAAATTGGAATAAGGTAGGTGTCATTAGGAAGTATCTAAAGTCTCCTGTAGATACTAATCCTCAAGCAGTCAATAGAATTCACGACATAGCTTGTGAGCATCAAGTTGACTCTTACCTTGCAAGTATTCTTTATGCTAGTGAGGTAGAGGTAAAGGATGCCTAAATATACAATCAAGTCTAACGAGCAAGGACTGTATGTTGGCCCAGCGCCATCGTCCGGATATCACTTTATTAATAGTGATGGTTATTTAACGGGCGATTCTTCACAGACAAACGCGCTGAAACAATTAAATGGTCTTCAGTCTTTTAGCTATTCTATATCCTCGAACAGAGAGCAAGTTTCAGAGCTAGGAAGAAGAGAGCTTGTAGACTTTGTTCAAATAACTCCGCCAAGTGTCGAGTTAAATTTTGATTACTATGTATATGATTTAAGGAACGAGGTAAGGATGGGTTTTAACCCTAATTTCCAAACGGGCTCCGAAGGTTCACCTTATTATGATTATAATACGGGCGTTTTTGTATTTGAAGGTTTTACCTCGACGGGAGAATCCGCTGCGTATTCCGAATCTAATTGGCCTTATAAAAAGAGAGACAAAAGAAATTTATTTTTTGTTAACGGTAAAAAAGGTATAGATTTAGTAAGCGGTAAAGAATCAGATTTAGAAGAGTATTCAGTTTTAGCTTTTGGAGACTGCTACTTAAACTCTTACTCAACCACGCTTGCTGTAAATGATTTGATAAGAAGTTCAATTTCTTATACAGCCGACAATGTTAGTTATCACACTAGCGGATCTGGAAATATACCCGCCATAGAACCCACTGGATATACAAATGTAAATCAAAACATATTCAAGATTCCAGTAATGGAAGATGAGGTTCATGGCAAAAGCAAAATCGGATTATTTGAAAACCAAGAAAATCCAAGCACACCTCTTTTATGCTCTGACCTAATAATGGAGATAAAAGCTACTGGATATGGAGATAATCAAAAAGATGTAGAAGATATAGGATTTGACTTCGGAACATTTCATCTTCAGGAAGCGACATTCGATGTATCTTTCGAAAGGCGAGAGTACATAGGCTTGGGGTACGCTATTCCAATTGATCGACCTGTGCGCTATCCGATAATAGTAAATTCTACAATATCGGCTTTAGTTTCCACATCTAAAACAGGTGAATTAAGAAACATATTTAATAAAGATCATAAATACGACGTAACTATAAAAGCTAGAAATAGGCAAGTCGCTTGCTCTGGAGAAACTGAGCCATATACAGTATTGCAGTACGATTTGGTTCAATCTAATGTTGACTCAATCGATTTCTCAAACCAAGTTAATGATAGGGCTTTTTTGGGCATGAGTTTCGTGACTGACGTTGCGGATAACGTATCTGGCAAAGGATTGTTCATTAGTGGTAAAATCACTGAAACGGGCACTGCTTTCTCAGGTTTTAACTTTTAAATGTGTAATTTAAGAAAATATTATGAGTGAAGAAAATCAAGATAATCCAGTGGGCCAAACCGCTAGTGAATATATGAATCCGGGCGGCTTTGATATTTCTATGCCTGATATTCCCATTCCAGAACCAGAAGAGGAGCAGGTTGCCGAAAAAGAAATCAAAGACGAAGTTGAGACCGCTTTTAAGTTCGCGTTTATTGGCGCTGGGCAAGGTGGTTCAAGGATAGCTGAAACTTTTTATGATTTTGGCTACAGAAAAGTAGCTGTACTAAATACAGCGCAGCAAGACTTAAACACCATCAAGAAAGTGCCTCACAAACTTTGCATTGGTGAAGGTGGTGCAGGTAAAGATCCATCATTTGCCAAAAAGGTTTTCGCTAGTAAAAAAGAAGACGTTGTAGATTTTATGAGGTATTCGTTTGGCGAAACCCTTGACAGAATTTTTGTTTGCGCTGGTGCTGGTGGCGGAACTGGATCTGGTACTGTCACAAGTTTGGTTGACGCAGCAAGAGAGCTTCAAGAAACGCTAAAAGCTCCAACTGATAAAGTTGGCGTTATCTTAGCTCTTCCTAAAGCCTCCGAAGGAAAAAAAGTTAACGCTAATGCACACAAGTGCTTGAACGATGTTTATGACTTAGTTGAGGAAGGTAAAGTCTCTCCTTTGGTTGTAATTGACAATGAAAGAATTGGGAAAGTTTACCCTAACTTAGTTGTATCCAATTTTTGGCAAACTGCGAATGCAAGTATGGCTGGTTTATTTCACTTGTTTAATCTTACCGCCGCTAGAGATAGTTCGTTCACTTCATTTGATGCAAACGATTACAAAACTATCCTAGACTCCGGTTTAATGGTGTTTGGAGCAGCGCCCGTAAAAGAATGGAAAGATCCAGTCAGCATTTCAAGAGCATTAAGAGATAACTTCAAGAGTGGACTCTTATCTGGAGGAATTGACTTGTCTTCTGGCAGTCATGCTGGAGCCGTTGTTGTAGGCGGTAAAGAGCAATTGGATAATATTCCGCAAGCTGCCTTGGACCAAGCGTTTGATCAGCTTTGCAGAATGCTCAGGCCCGGAAATGTAGTTCATAGAGGTATTTATATTGGCGATAAGCCTAATTTAATTGTTTATACTTCTATTGGCGGATTAGGTCGTCCGAAAGATAAGCTGCAAGAACTGGCAAAATTAGGAGATATTTCGATAAAGTAGGACTCTGCTTTGTTTCTCCAAGGCCGTACAGTTTTCACTGTGCGGCTTTTTTAGTGTAATTTTATATAGAATGTTGTCTATGGAATTAATAACTATGATTGGGGGAAGCATCGTAGGCTTTATATTTCGTTATATGGCTGAAAGAGCTAAAGAGCGTCATGAGATGTTTCAGAACGCCCTTAAGATGAAGGAGGCTCAAGATGATAGTGCTGATAGAGCCGCTAAGAGAGTGCCTATTGATGTAGGTAAATGGGTGAGAAGACTGATTGTTTGTTCTATATTATTTGGCGTTATAGCAGCACCGTTTATTTTATCTATACTTGGGTATTCTACCATAGTAGAGGTAGAGACTGAAAACCCTACTTGGTTCTTTGGTTTGTTCGGTGGAGGCAAAGAAATAACTTTTGTTGAGTTAGATGGATACTTAATGATTCCAGAAGTAAGGCAAACTTTAAGTGCGATAGTTGGCTTCTATTTTGGTAATGCAGCAGCGAAAGGATCTACCTGATGACAGATCAATCTAAAAAAAATATGAGAGACTTTACGATAAAGATGGTTTTGTCTTTTTCTTTAGCTATCTCTATCTTTATTAACATTTTAAGCTATCAGGCTAACTCCGTATTAAAAGAGGAGAAAAAACATTTAGAAGCAGTTAATACCATTATAACTTATGAAGCAACAAAAGTTTATAAGTCATATAAAGAACTCTTAGAAGTATTAAAAAAAATAGAAGAAGAAAGTAGGAGGGGTCTTGAAGCCTAACATTTTATTTATTTGCACTTTTGTATTTTTCCTAATCGGTTGTAAGACTGGCGGCGTTAGGGTAGGGGAAGACTCTGCTGGTAAAATAATTAAGCCTAAAACAATTGAAGAAATAAAAAAAGGCGGCGCTTTGATACCAAAAGGTAATCCTAGCCCTAAAAAGCCTGAAATTAAATCTACCGAAAATATATCTAATGGTAACATTGCACCAGAAAAAGACAACGTCACATCTTGGGAAGAAGCGTTGCCCCAGCCTTACGATAAGATAAAAATTCCGGCCCATAAGTCTAAACCAGATTTACCCGATATAAAAATTGCAGAACCAAAAACTGATAATTTTAAATTAGAGTTGGAGAAAGCTAATCTGGAATTATCACAATTAGACTTTTCTAAGGCCAAGATTCCACTCTTGCCATCTATAGAAAACAAAGATAAGGTTGATGACTTAATTAATTTGGTTCCTGCTCCAGATTTTGAAGAAGATCCAGAAGATCAATCTAAAAAAGATTCTGTAGAAAAAAAAGAAGAAGAGTCTAAAAAGCTACTCAAGCAGCAACAAGATAAAAACATGAAGATTAATTGGACAGAGTTATTCCTGTATTACTTTTTAGCTTTGCTGATTATAATTATAGCTTACATAACCTACGACATTCTAAAGCAAATGAGGCTTAAAAATGAAGAGCGTAACCCATTTGCCAAAAAACCTGCTAAAAAAATTAGGCCTAAAAAGAAAGCTACCCCTAAAAAGACAGTGAAAAAAGCAGCCCCTAAAAAGGCGGCGAAGAAATCTGTGCCCAAAAAAGCAGCCAAAAAAGCTGTTAAAAAGACCGCTAAGAAGAAGACTTCACGCAAAAGAAAAACTCTTTAGTTTTTTTCTTGATTTCATTTT